CACGAGGTCAGGGTACTTCTTCAGAAGTTCATCGGTCACTTGCTGCGAGCGCAGGAGGGCGGCATGCGCCAACAACTCGCCAGCCTTCTCCTTGTCCTGCTCGGACACACCCGCACCGAAGAAACCCACATCCGGCGAATGCGAGAACGATGTCATCCGCTGGTACTTGGACAACAGCGAGCGGGCCAGTTGCTGCTGCTTCTCGAAGATACGGTAAATCTGGCTCAGTCCGTCGCTGCGTCGCGCCTTGTTGTCCAGCGTTTGCAGTTGCTCCAGCAGGTTCGCCACCAACCCCGGCACATCGCGTCGCGCACCGAACATGCGGTCGGTAAAGGCTTGCGCTGCACCCATCAGTCCACCCGTGGCGCTGTAGGGTCTGCTCAGTCCGCTCAGTCCAAACGCTTTGGAAGCCAGATCACCAGCGGCATAGCGAGCATAGCGCCCGTCGTCGCGGTCCTGATCCATCTGCTCCATGTCACCCACGACAGCACGAGCACTGACAAACTGCCCGGTACCACCACGGCGCACGTACTTCCGCGCTTGGTTCACGAAGTAGCGAGCTTCATCGTCTTGGAACTGGAATCCCAACTTGTTGAGGAAGTTCTTCAGTACGTTCCAGATGCGAGCGATGATGGACGTGTCGAGGTCGGCTGCGTTATCGGCAAGAAATTCTTCAATGGCTTCTGTCTTGGACATCCCCTCGTTGGCTGCGAGCATGGCATCCACACCAGCTTGGACCGTGGGGTCGATGTCGTAGATGCGGTTGAGCGTCTCGTTGAGCTTGGCCTTGGGGACAACACCCCGGAAACCAAAGTGACCCAGCGTCTCGTGCGCAAGGACAAACTTCAGTTGCTGCTCAGTGCGGATGAAGTCGGAGAAGATGATGACGTGCGCACCGGGGAACTTGTCTTTAGTCTGTCCCGCCTGATCTACAAACTGCTGCCGCATCTGCTGCATAGCCTGATGCAAATCGGCTAGTGCGGACACACCATCTTTTGCTAACAGTTCACTAAGTGCGTAGTCGTACCCATCACCTTGATAGGCTTCGTTGTATTCGACGTTATAGAGGAAGTCGCGCAACCTCTTGGTTCGTGCAACATCCATCAGGCTTTCACCGTTTGTGCCAGCTTGCGCTAGCGCAAAATCGCGCAAGGATTCAGTACGAGCAAACTTTGCCGCTGTTCTAAACCAAGCGTTGTAGACCTCAATGGACGCATTCCACGCATCAGTCAGCAGACTGAGTTCCATCTCCTTGGATGGCTTGGGTAGATTCAATGAACCAAGGGCAGCACCCACACCGCGCAAAAACTGGCGACGAGTAAGCAAGGTGCCTTCGGCTTCGGGTTGCCCAAACGAGTAGCCAGCCGCCTTAGTCGTATCAAAATCACCTTGCTGCCGCGCGGCAGCAGCCCGTGCGTAGAGTTCCGGGTTGCGTTGTTTGAGGTCTGCGACGTTGGCGTATATGTGAACTGTGGGTTTGGCGCGGAGCTTGTTCAGGAAACTCTGGACCAGTAACCGGATGCGACCGATAGGCACCGTGGACGGAATCTCGGCTCCGTCATCACGATAGAACATACCGTCGTCATTATCCCAAGAATCTTCCTCACGGAACCCCTCCTTCTCCAGACGCGCACGTTCAGCCTCGGCAGCACGGGCCTCAGCTTCGGCCTCAGCGAGCGCCTTCGCAGCTTCCTTCTGCTCCTGCTCAAGTTTGCGTTGCTCGGCAGTGGACAGCACCTTGGTAGAGATGAGGAATCGACCACCCGACTTGAGCATCTTCGGCTCGCCCTTGGCGGTGAAGTACTCACTCAGCGGGTAGCCACGAACGATGTACTTGCGACCAGCCGCATCGGTCTTGGCATAGAGTTCCTTGGCAAGTTCCACGATGTTGGGATACGTCGTACCACGGAACTTCACTTCCTGATTGAGCGCCGACACAGTGCGGATTTGCGAGATCAAGTCGCTGATCAACTCACCCAGCTTGGCCTGTGGCGTCTCAGTCATCTGCTGGGCAGTAGTCTCCACCGGCTTGGTCGTGGCGATCACACCACTGACAGGCGACTGCCGCGATTTGTAGACCGCAGGCATGTTGATGATCTTGGCCGTGAGACTCGGGACAAGGTTACGGCTCACCGCGTAGGTGAACCACGGGCGCTCTTTGTCTTTGACAACGGCAGTAAGTTGCAGGTTCGTGTTGGCTTGATCCAAGAACACTTCGTCGATGCTCGACTGCTGCCCGTCTTTGAACTGCGTGTTCGCAAGGAAGGCACGTGCCTGTTCGCCCAGTGCGCGGTTGTTGGGATCGGTGTCGAAGAAGGCGTACTCGACCACCGTGGCGATAGCCGCCTTGAAGCTGCGCGTATCCGTGGCCCCTTCCGCGTTGCGGATGGCATCGGCCAACAACTCGGCGTCTGTCTCAGGAAGGGCGGCGGGGACGGCGGCTGGTGCCGCCTCGGCTTTTTTTGGTGGAGCGATCTCCTCGGCAGCAGCGATGCTGGGCTTGCGGTCGTCGATGACCGCCTTGCGCCACTGCTCTTTCTGGGCATCGGAGAGTTCCGACCACTTGGGTTGGGTGTCGGGGTCTGCGTACTGCGCCCACTGGCGTCCTGCCTGAGTAGTCTCAGCTTTCTTCAGTAGCGCAGCTTTACCCGGAGCCTTAGCCTTCTTAGGTGCTGCAAGTTCTGCGGACAGTCTGTCGAACGACGCTAGGTCGGCAGGTAGGAATTCATCCATTGCCCGCTCGAAGAATTCAAAGACATTAAAATTCTCCTCCTCGGTCTGGATGTTGTTGTACCGGTCAATGTAGCCTTGGAACTCCTGCGCCAACCGACGCACTTCGCTAGCTTCTAAGCTGTTCGGATACCGAGTCTCACGCATCAGCTTGGGCACTGTCTGTATCTTGGACCACAGCGCCTGCAAACGCGCTCCGTACTTCTCCTTGATCTTAGCGCGACGGCGCTCGACCGAATTCAACCGCTCCTGCTCATCCGCAATATCTTCTGCTGCCTCTTGGGCTTCCTCAATCTGCGCCTTGCGGCGCTGAGTCATATCAATTACGCGCCCTTTCGGCTGCGCCCCGCGCTTGAGAGCGACGCCGCCACCGCCTGCTGGCGCGCCGCTTGGCGGGACTTGGGCCTTGGGCTGCTTCCCAGCTTGCCGCCCTGCTCGTACTCCCGCATTATCTTCCGCACGTTTTGCGACACGACCTTGTTTGAGCTTCCCTTCTTTAGCGGCACGTTCTTCCTCCTTGGGTTTGGCAACACCGGCCTGTTTCTTCAGACCACGAGTAGGAGCCGCCTTAGCGGCAGCAGTAACCCGAGCCTGAGCAGCAGTCACAGCAGTAACCGGTGCGCCCGTGGGCGGTGCCTGCACGGCACCAGCTTCGAGCGTAGGCGTCGGCAGTTTGCCGCGCACACCGGCAGCGCGAAGTGCTGCGACCGAAGGCTGACCTTCCTGCGTGAACAGCGGCAACTGAGCACGACGTTGTGCGGCGGTCTGCGGAACTTCCACCGGGGCAGTCACCGGCTGGGCACCGGGCGCACCACGACGCAGAGCCTCGGCACGACTGGGGCGCGGAGCCTGACGACGGGTGAACAACTCCAACTGCTGGGGTTGCGTCGGACCTACTTGTCGCATCGGCATCGGTGCGGCGGGCGGCGGTGCTGCAAGATCAAGCTGGCGTTGTGCAGCGGCAGCAGTGGCAAGACGTGCTAGGTCGGCCTCACGCTGCGCGGCAAGTTGTGCTTCACGCTGCTGCTGAAGTTGGGCCACGCGCTGGCGTTGTAGGACTTGTTGTAGCGCGTTACCCAAAGCGGTAGGTGCCGGTGCGGCAGGAGCAGCCGGTGCAAACTGAAGCACACCCTGCCGGGTTTCCATAACGGCGGGCGCGGGCAGTGCCGCTGGCGCAGCAGGTGTGACGGCAGGCTGCATACGCGCAGCAAGTTCTTGCGCTGGAATCTGACCACCAAAGATGTCGAGCACACCCTGTGTACCGGGAGCACCGGGAGGGACGTTGCCCTGTTGGCGCAGCATCTGCTCTGGATAAGCCACACCACCCGGCGTGACCATCATCACTGGTTCACCCATCGGCACAACTGGCTGCACAGGACCGGGAAGTTGCGGTACAGTTGGTGCGCCAGCGAGTTGTTCTGGAGGGGTAGGCATTGCCCCCATCGGCGTGACCGGCGTGTAGTACGGAGCCACTGCCGTGCCGGGAGGTGCAGGTGTATACCCGCCGCGAGGGAACCCCGTGAACTCGGTACCCGAAACTGGGACAAGTTCGCGCCCCGGCGTCGGACCAGTTGTACCTGCTGGGTCGAGCAGGTTTGCAGGTTGTCGACTACGCAGATTGGCAACCGCTCCAATGGGGCCACCCACGCCAAAGCCTGCCGCGAACGAATTGATCAGCCGGTTGACGCCCTCGGGCGAAGTCAGGTCTTGATCGGTTTGGTACAGTAACTGCGCTTCTTGCCCAAGTTCCGTTATACCTTCGGCCAGACCACCAATTGCACCACCCACTGCGCCACGCCGTAGTAACTCAGCGCCACGTTGAGCACGAGTAGCACCCGCAGGCAGGGCAGTACGAGTGCCCCCACCAAAAATACCTTTCGCCAGAAGATATTCAGGTAGCGTCTCCATCAATGCGTAGGGGATCGACCCGGCCAACGCAGCCAAACGTGCGTCAGTGTCAGCAGCGTCCGCACCCTGCTCACGCTTTTCACCATAGATGTCAGCCGCACCAGTGGCAAGATTCTGCGCATACGACGCCGTGACGGCCCCGGCAATACCCGCAGCCTCACGCAGCAACTTGTTCTCAGCCGTGTTCAGGACTTCGCCCGCAGCCTTCTTCTTGGCCGCAGCAATGACCGCTTCCTTGAAGGCAGCTTTACCCATCAGCCCAGCCAGCGCAGCACCGACACCCGTCAATGGACCACCGGTAACGGTTCCTCCCAGATAGCCAAGGCCAGCCGTCAACACCGACTCGATCAGGTTCGGGCCTTGCTGCGCGAAGTTGGCAACAAACCACTCGACGGCACCCCGCCCCGACTCGATGTCGGTGAACATGCGTTCGTAGGGACTGGTCTTGCGGAGTTCTTCTTCCTGCGCCGCAACGATGCGACCGCCCAACTCCTCGGCACCGGCAAGCTGAAGGCCACGCCCAGCCAGTGCCTGCATGACATCGACACCGCGTCCGAAGGATTTAGCCGCCAAACGCCCGAGGCTAGGTTGCCGGATCGACTGGAGGTACTGGCTATAGGCTTGCTCATCGAGCGGCACCCAGTCACCACCCGAGGGGAGTTGCGTACCGGGGCCACGCAGGTAGGACTCAGACTGAAGCGCGGTAGCAGCATCGTCCGCAGCAAACGTGATGCCGTTGACGAACAACTCCTGCTTGGATGGGCTGAAGGCAATCGCCGGAGGACGCCGCATCTCCGGCATGGTGAACTGGCTTTGTTTGACCAGAGCTTCCCCCATGACAGCCATGTCAGCGGCAGAGGGAGCAAGCCCGCCTAAACCGATGTTTGACGTGGGGCTGTACGGCACATACGGGTTCGGCTCCTCACCCACCCCGATCTTTTCCATGAAGGGGTTTGCGAAGGAGAGTCCTGCTGTTGCCATGAATTACCTCGCGGGCTTAGTGCCACCGTAAGTCGGTAGTCCCGAAATCGGATACGCAGCGTTCGACTGAATCTTCACACCATCGATCTCGATAGTGCGCCCCGTGGGATTGAAGACATACGGCGGCTCGCCACCGGGTGGCGTAATGATGATTGTGCCATCACCCGCCCCACTTGGCTTCACATCGTAGCGCATTTGTTTCAGGCGCTCGACACCCTGTTGGATGTTGCCTTTGAGTTGCTCCACGAACAGGTCTTTGAGCATCTTCGCTTGGTTGTCGGCGTAAGTCTCCTCGCGCTTGAGCAGGGACTCAAACCGCTTCATGCTCATCGTGGCACCGGTTGTTGCCTGCTGTTGGCGGTAGGTCTGGTCGAAGGCAAGACGTGCGCTGTTGGCGATGTCACTCGCATCGACACCTTCTTTCGTGCGCTGCCCGTTGACGATAATGTTGAACTTGCCATCGGAACGCGGCTGAATACCAACCGGCACGCCAGCGTACTGCGACCACACTGCCGACAACCGGCGCGGATCGTTGGCAAGTGAGAACTCTTGCAGCCCCTGCATCCCTTGCAGATACGTCTGACCTTGCTGAGTTTGTTGCTGCAACTGGAGCATGCCAGCATCGAGTTGGTCAATCGTACCGCGTAGACGCATTGCAGCATCGATCCCTTGCGTCGTGCCACTGCGAAGGTAGATTTGTGCAAGCTGGGCAGCTTCATTCCGCTGTCGTGTAAGAAGCGTCATCTGCTGCTGCGCGACTTGGTTGAGACGCTGCTGCTCAAACGGAATCGATTCAGGATTGGCGAGATTGATCGCAGCCGGATTGACTTGTACGGGAGCAGCGACAGCCGTCGGGACACGCGCAGCAGGTGCAGCAGGTGCAGCAGGTGCAGGTGCAGAAACGCCACGGGGAGGCACAACGCCGACCTGAACCTCGGTCGGTTGCCCAAACATATCGACACCGCGTTCGGTGCGTGCAGCAGGTGCAGCAGGTGCAGCAGGTGCAGCAGGTGCAGCAGGTGCAGCAGGTGCGGGCGGTCCTGCCGCCTCAGACGAAGCCGCACCCTGCGCTTGGGTCAAGAACGACAACACACGCGGGATGTAGTCCTGCGTCTCTTTGGGCAACTTGTCCATGCCCTTCTTCTGGACGTTGCCGATACCCCAGTTGTACGCTGCCAAGGCTTGGCGCAGATCACCGTTCGTAGCCTTGAGCATGTCACCCAGAAAACGCGCCGCGCCTTTGGCTTCCGACTCGAAGTCGTTGACCGTCACACCATACTGCCGTGCGGTGGCGGGCATGAACTGAAAATAGCCCTGCGCTCCGGCACGTGAAGTCTGACCGGGACGACCACCGGACTCAGCCAGCATCACGGCGTTGAGCACACCCGAGGGCAAGTTGTACTGCCCTTCAAGCTGCGTGAACAACGCCATCGCATCGGTTTCAGCCGGTACACGCAGGGTCGGCGCAACGCGCTGCAAACCATAACGAAGACTCTCCACACGCTGACGCTCATCGGCAATACGCCGACGCTGTGTATCGATCAGCGAAGGAGACGCGCCGCCTTCGGTCAGGCGCTGTAGTCCAGTCTCAAGATTCTGAACACGCAGTTCCGCAAGACGGATCGCCTCTTGCTGGTTCTGAAACCTGCGCGGATTAGTTTGCGGATTAGGTATCTCCTGCCCGAATGGCGCCGCTGGACGCGCGGGTGCATACCCCGGCTCAGTCGAAAACGGGTCCCTTATGACCGTCCAGTCGGTAGTAGGTGCCGTAGGCTCAGGAGCAGCAGCCGGTACCTCGAAACGCGGCAGTGCTTCAGGGATTTGCAGTTGCGCGATGGGGCGCGTCAGGTCGGGCGCACCCGCTGGCTGAAACGACGGCAATTCCATCCGCGCCATCTGAGCGCGAAGATCGGCTAAACGGTTTTGTTCCTCAATATACAGTTGGTTCTGCCGCGCATCGAGTTCCGCTTGTTCAGCAGAACGAAATCCTCGCGCAACGACACCCGCGCCGCCAAGAAGTTGCCCAAAGTTCATACCGCCTCCTTATAGGCGACCACGTTGCTGCGCACGGTAGCTACCTGTCAGCGTACCAAACAACTCGCCAACATCCGCTTGAGCCTGCCGCGTGCGTTCGGCAGCACCAGAATATGCACTACGCAGATTGGAGTACGCCGCCGCACTCGACGGGAATCCCGTCGGCATTGCCTGTAGACCGGCCTGTTGCGTCTGGATGCGACCCTGCAACCCCGTGAGGTAACCCTGATCAAACGCGGTGCCAACCTCACGACCCGCAGCGAGGTCAAAACGCCGACCCTCAGTCTCACGCGCTGGCCCTTCAAGCCCACGCAGACCGCCACGCTTCATCCTCGCAGCCGTGACCTGAGCACGCCGAGCACGCTGTAGACCGAAATACTCGGGGTCGAAATACTTGGACTCACCGATCAAGTTCTGGGCTTGCTCTAGCCGCTGGTCGAACAATGCCCGGTTGGTCTGCTGAAGCTGCCGCAACTCGTTAACTTGTTCTGTGAGTAGTGCTCGTTCTTCACTAGACAAACCATCACCTGCAATAGCGGAACCGGCCAGCAAACCTGCCGCACGAAGCGTCATATCGGCCAGCCCTTCGGGGCTGGTCAGACGCTGTTTAAGCGCCTCACTATATGTAAGACCAGACGGGGCGGCACCCGCAACCGAAGATACGCCGGATATATCGCTACCCAAAGAAGCGCGGGCCATAGCATCGTAGTCATACGCCGGTGGTTGTAACCCGGCTTGCGGTGTTGTGAATCCTTGTGTAGACGGTGCGGTAAATCCTTGGGCAGTAGGTGCTGCGCCGGATATATCGCTACCCAAGGAAGCCCGAGCAATGGCATCGTAGTCATACGTTGGCGGTTGTAGCCCAGCCGGGGATGCTGTCGCAGCCCCATAGGGTGTTGAGACGGGATACGCCGTCGCGGCGGGCGCGACGGTTGACGGTGATACAGCAGCCGCATATCCCGGCTCAATCGAAAACGGGTCCATCACTGTAGTAGCTGCGGCAGGTTCAGCTAACGGCACACCGGGCGCTTGCATATATCCACCGATACCGCCTCCTATACCACCAAGTAGCGCACCTCGCCCCACATTCTGATCCGTGATCGCGGCTGAGGCAGCACCCAGTCCAGCGCCGACAAGAGCCGACCCCGCAGTCGCGCCAATGGCGGCAGACAGTCCGATGGAAGACGCAATCGCTGGAGCTACAAAGGGGATAGCAACCGCAGCGGCGATGGATACGATGGTCTTTACAGCTTTGCTCATATTGAATCTCCTATAACGCCATGCGGACGTACATACAGGACTTGTTAAAACCGAAGCGGTTCAAGTAGATTTTGGCGAGCCGCTCAGGAGCATACGCATCGAGGAACTTCACACCGTTGGCACGAAGCCACTCCAGAATGACGTTCCAGTAGGCTTTCTTGAACCGCATCAAATTCCGACCCGCAAGCGCCATGATGTCAGCGCACTTGTGTCCGTTTGTCGTATTGAACTGAACGCCAAAGACGCAGGCCGGATCATCGTCCTCGAAGCACACAAAGACGGCAACCACACCAGCCGCTGCCAGTACATGAATATCTTTGGCAGTAAGTTCATCCTTGGCAATCTCGTTGCCGTTGCAGGCTGCATCAAAATACGGCTCCAGAACAGGCCACATCTCCGTGACACGCTCCGGGGTCAGCATCTCGATGGACAGCGTAGACATCAGGACTCCTTGTACTTCTCAACGAGGCTGTCGAAGAACTCTTTGCCTTTCATCTTCACGACGTTGGCAGGGATAACGTATTCTCCCTCATGGGCGTTGATTAGTACAGAGCCGTCATTTTTCTTTGACGGAGGTACAGCCCCACCTTTCGCCATACTGGGAGCACCCGCCATCGCGGGGATACCACCCTGCATCATATTCTGCCCACCCATATCGGCTTGCACGGCACGAGCCGCCAGCAACAGAACAAAGATCAAACCTTGGTCGTACTGCTGGGGAAGGTCTTGCTCCGTGGCGATGCCCTGCTGGATGGCGAACTGCCGAACATACGGATACATCTCCGGGTTCTGGGCTGCGACTGTCGCCAACTGGACGATCATGTTAAGTTCTTGCTGAGTCAACTCACCACTCTGCACCGCCTGCATGATGACCTGTCGAATCTGAGCCATCTCCTGCGGACGCTGCGAGGCGAACTGGTTGATCTGCATCTCCAGCATCTGCGGCGACACCGGGCCTTGCCCCGCCGTGGGACTGACACCAACACCCCCCATCCCAGCCATGTCTGGCATACCACCGGGGCCAACCATACCACCTTGCTGGTAAGAAAACGCGGCAGGCGCAGCCATACCCGAGGAGATACCCCCGTCGGTCACCATACCGGACTGCGGCATCGTTGGCGTATTGCCGAGAGACAGAATGCTGGCAAGCGCAGGCGGCAGATCAAGCGACGTAGTAGACGGCATATCCGTCATCGACATGATAGGGTTCATGGTCATCCTTTCAATTGGTTTATCAGCGTGTTCACCGTCGCACGAAGCGCCGCTACGTCATTGGCAAGTTGTTGCACATCGGACACCAATCGGCTGTAATCGTCAAGACTGGGCACCGTGACGTTGCCAATCGTGTAGCCCGTACCGGATGCGCTGACGCGCACCATAGTCGGGTTTGCCGGGTTCTCTACAGTCACCTGTCCACGCAGCACAGCTTGCACGGTTGAGTCGGACCCACGCGCACCCATCAGGAGTTCGAGGTTTTCCTTCATGGCGTTCAGCGTGCCAAACTGCCAGTCGGTAAGCCCGCTCTGCGGGATGCCGGGAATCGCTGAGAACCGAGGACCGCGTGTAGCCATCATGCCTCCCGCAGACCGAGAGGCGTCTCGGCAAGGTGAATCGCTCGCACTCGAATGTTGCCTTCCACACCCACCTCGAACGTGTCAGTACGGTAGCCAGTTGGGAGCCGGAATGCGTTGACATCTGCCACGGGCGTCGTGAACAGCAACTGTTTATCTACCCACAACCGGAACGTCAGTGTTTCGTCTTGGCTCCACGTCGCAGTCACCAAGTTCCATGCAGTGGCTTCGCTGTCCCACGTAGAAGTAAGTGCGCCGTAGTCCGCGATGACACGGGCTGCGCCCAGATTGATCATGTCCTTGGTGACAAACACCTTGGACTTCCACTCCATGAACACAGAAGGTTGCGTAAGATTGTCCCACTGCTCCACGTCGCCGTTCTCTGTACGTACAAAGTACACCGATCCGTCCGTGTTGTCGTAGTACGAAGCCGTGAACGAGAAGGAGTTAAGGATGATGGACGACTCGTCTTCCTGAAGGAGTTGACTGCCGTCTTCTTGCAGAAGGTTGTCGAGGTTCGCAATGTCTACAAAGTACCCGCCAACCTTGGTGTCCTGCTCGAAGACAAACGCGCCGTCTGCGTGTGAGGCAAAGTAGTTCTCACCGTAGTACTCGGCAATCACGGTCGTTGGGTCAAGCGCCGTCGTCCACGTGTCATTGTTGTAGAGCAGCTTGGTGATGATGGCTGATCCCGCGTTGGGCGAGTAAACAGCCAGCCCATCATGGGTGGAGTAGACGATACCGTACCCCATTGCCACGAGACTGTTCTTGTTCAGACACGGGAACTTGGCATCGATCCTAGCGGTGGACATACCATTGGCTGGATCAGAACCCGAGACGATATACGGGTACCCATCAGTTGCCACAAACGCCGAGCCGCTCAGAGCGACGATACCAACGACGTTGTAATCAAGCGATACGGCGTACTTGGCAGGCCACGCATGCGGAGTACCCGGCACAGAGAAGTACAGCGTGTTGCCCACAAAGCCGCACAGGATGTTGTTCTGGATCGCGGTCAGCCCTTGCAGGTCTTCGGGCGGCGCATCGTAGTCGTCGGTGATCAGGATGTCGAATAGGTCACGCGAGTCGAAGTCATCCGTGAAGTTGTAGGTGCCATCACCCCAGTATCGCGCCGTAGTCGTGGGCGGATTCTCAGAAACATCATGATAGAGCGTACCTGCACCGACGGTCGTGCTGGGCACATCAGCCGCAACCTGCGCATACTCGAAGGTGTACTCGTCTACCGAATCCGTGACGATGCCACCCGTGATATTGAACGAAGCGTCCGTACAACCGCTGATCTTGAAGCGGTCATCGATACCGAGATTGTGTGGATAGAGGAGCGTTACCCGCGACACATTGGATGTGCGCTCGACCTTCGACAACCCGGTCGGAAACCACAGTGTATTGAGAAGGAAGTACTCGGTGCCGGAGGACGAGGCAAGCGTGCGGTAGAGCCGCACGCCACGCACGAAGTTGCTGCCGGTAGGTTTGACCGTCGGCAGATTCGATACGGTGACGGTGATACCTTCCTTGATGTACAAGTTGTCCGATGGGACCGACGCGATGGACTCCTCCTCCCACGGGGTGAACCACGTGAAGACATAGGAGCGAGCCTGAGTCAGCCCACCGAGATCGACCTTGCCGGAAGAACTGGTCGTGGTCGTGATCGCAGGTCCGGGGCTAAAGTACGTGAATGTCGTGCTGTTGATGACCGTACACTCGACGTTCACCGCGTTCAGGTTGCGGATGTCCCACCGCACATTGCCGCTTGTAGTTTGGAAAGCTGCGGTGATGATGTCAAACGTGTTGGTCGTTGCGTTGGTCACCGTGTAGGTGCCATCTGGAGCGGTACCAGAGGTGAAGTCCAGCGTCACCTGTGCGCCATTTGACAAGCCGTGGTTGTTGATGGTGACCTGAATGGTCGTCGTACCCGCGTTTGTCCACGTGATGTTGCCCGACCGGGCCGCAGCCGTCGGTGCCGTCACTGCAAAAATATCCTTGCTGACCACGGCAACGGTATACGCGCCGTCCAAACCGGGGTCTGCGGAGAACTGAAGATTGGCTACCGCACCCGGCTGCAACCCATGATCGGTGACCGTGACCATGATCGAGAGCGTGGTAGCCGCCTCGCTGTAGGTACCGGTGCGCGTCGTGGCTGGCTGCGAGTAGGTGCCACTGACATAGGTAAAGCCCGATACCGATACGAAGTTTCCAGTGCGCAAGTTATGCGCAGCCGACGTGACGATGGTCACGATATTGGCGTTGTCCCGCGCATAGGAACTTGTTGTCTGTTGCGTGAACGTCGCGGCGGTCGTCGTCAGTTTGGCACTGTCCGGTGGGATGGGTAGCCCAAGATCGTAAGACGACACCGGAAATGGCGGCGCACCGGTCGTGGCGAGTTCGTAATTGCTGACCTTGGGCTTGCCGTCGCCGGAGTAATAGAACCGCTGCTCGTCGCGGTTTGTCTTGGACGCTACGGCAATGTCCACATCCGTCAACCACGACAGCCATTTCTTCTCGTCAGTGTCCGGGTCACGCAGTGCAAAGAGAGTCTTGATCGCGCCCGAGCGCCCGGTGTTGCCGACGATGACAGGCTGCGGGTAAGGAATCAGATCACCCGAGTACAGCTTGCAGTTGTTTGCGATCTGCGCAGCCGTGTTCGGCAGCAACTCCGGCGATATTTTGGGAGCCGTGCCAAGAAACGTAGTGAGCTTTACTGCTGGCATCTAGGCCATCTCCAGATACATCGCCCGCTCATCGTGGCGACGCACAACCAGTCCGGGCAGCACTTTACCAGCGGACAAGTTCCACTTCTTGAACTCATCAGCCGCGCCTGCATAGTCCCCCCGGTTGTGCTTCTGCCGTAGTGTACTGGCTTGTAGGTTGCCTAGTCCAACATTGAAAGCGAATGAAGTGAGCGCCAGATGGCGAGGGCTAGCAGGCTCCACAGTACATAGTCTGCGTACCCCTGAAAGAAACCGCGCAAGGTCTTCCTGAAGAAGCGCATCGACTTCCTCCTCGGTCAGTCGTCGATCCCAACCTGCCGGTATAGGTAACTCAAGTCGTCGGTCAAACGGAACGCTAAGGTGAGCAGGATCGATGACGTGACCCACACCGACAGTCCACAGACGAGCAGGACAACGATAGGGAACATAGCGTACTCCCTCGTGATGTTTGAGCATGGCGATCAGGTTCTTCACTTTTTGCTGAAGGCTTGAGAACCAAACCAGAAACTGATGATCGACGCCCAGATGATCTGAGTGTCAGCGTCCCACAGATTGGCAAGCACCGTCTCAAACGGCGTACCGATTTTCCATGCGTAAGCTGCACCAAACATGTTGATGAAGCACAGCAAGCCGAACATGCCATAGGTAATGACAGGCCGCACCAAGGCACGGGCGTTGATAACCCAGCGGCTGGCACCCTCACCGATGGCAATGTCGTGCGCGTAGAGGGCTTGCTTCTCCTGCAACGCCACCTGCGCCGTGGTCACCTCGGCTTGTACCTGAAGCTGATCCGTCCTGATTTCTTCGACTCGGGCCTGAGCTTCGAACCCGGCTTTGCGCAACTCAAGTTCCCGCTCAATCTGCATCTGGGCGAGCTTGAGTTCGTGGGCTTTGTCCGACCGGTCTTGGAAGAAGTCGAGGAGCTTGGGCAAACCGCCCGCCAAGAACGATAGAAGGGTCGTGAGTAGTGTAATCATTCCGGCCAACGCTCCACAATAAAGATGACGATGTGTGTCAGGATGATCGCACCCAGCCCCACCACCGTCAGAAGAAACGCACTATCCTGCAAAGTCTTGAGGAACTTCTTGCGCCGCCGCATCTGCTCATAGACCATCTTCTCGCGCCGTTCACGGATACTGCGCCGCATCTGGACAAACTCAAGGTAACCCTCACGCCCAAGATGTTGCAATGCCCCGTAGTGAAACCAGTTGTACAACTCCGCTTCCATCTGCCTGATCTTCACCTGTGCTGCATACGCATTGAATGCTTCGACGGTAGCCGACTCCTTGAAGACCAACTTCTTGAACAACGGCGGCTTACGATCTGCCTCAGTAGACATCCACTCCTGCAAATCCGCGACGGCTGACGCCCATTTCCCTAGCTGACCGAAGACATCCTCAGCCTCACGACCGAGTTCGACCGCTTTCTTCAGGCCATTGAATACCGCTGTGGCCGTTGCCAACAGGGAAACGGGGTCGAGCACAGTGGATCACTTCTTCGCTTTCAGCATGCACTTGCCCATTGCCTTGCACTTGGTTGGGTTCGGGCACGCCGCACAGGGTTTGAACACCGCGCCACCTTTCTGGTACGACATCGGCTTCATGGGTTTTTTGGCTTTCATCATCATTCCGGGCATGATCTACTCCTTGTCCTCTTTGGACTCAAGTTTCTTGAACAACAAACCAAGGGTGCTATCGATCTTGTTGAAACCATCCTTCATGTCCTGCCGCAACTCCCGCATGTCGTCCTTGATGTCAGACATGGCCCCCCGGAAGTCATCCTTGCGGACATAGACATCGGGGAGGTCGCGTTCGATCTGCTTCATGTCGGCTTTCAACTCCTTAATGGCGTCCCACACGACCTTGACGAACCACCCAAGGGCGGCGCCAAAGCCGACGAACAGCCAGTTAACGACCACCTGATCCATAGATCATCAGCCTTCCACGGGGAGTTGAGGAGGACGTGCCGCTTCAAGCGCAGCCTGATACGCCGCAATAACTTCAGACGTGTGGGTCGCCGCGCAGATGGCTTGTACCCGCGCATCTTCCCCACTATAGTCGTCGCCGGGGGCGACAACGTGGCGGTGGAACGTACCGCTGATCATCTTGCCGTCTTCCATGATGGACGTGCGTGTGCGAACCTGCACACTACCATTTTCGAGGACTTCGATTTTGTCAACTACTTCGATTTTTTCAAGCATCATGCTCTCCTAGTCTGACCCAAGAATCCACTTGGGTTTTGGTTTAACAATCGGTTGCGTCAGCGAATTCTGGCAAAGTTTTCAAATGGTCATAAGCCTGTGCGATGAAGTTTTTTCCGTTAATGTTTGGAGCAAATTCATAAAACTTTGTAATGAAGTTTTTGTCTGCATTTTCATTGTTGAAAGAAACCGCAGCTACGGCTTTTGTTTTGCTTGCATCTACTTTTTCAACACGGATGTAAGAAACACCAATGTCTACAAGAATATCAAAATTATCAACAAGAGATGTTTGTTTTTTAAGTGCCATGATTGACTCCTTTTTAACGGGTTGGGAATGAGATGGTGTTAAAAGAACCCCAAGAAGCAACTGATGTCAGAATTGATACTTCGCCATTTGTTGCAACTTCAACTGGCATGATGGCAGGGCCGCTTGAGGTTACGCCTATCGCTCGAACAAGTCCTTGGGGCCTGTATCCAACAGGAAGCGTAAAAACAACGGTTCCAGATGATCCACCAACAGTTTGACCTTTTATGTAGACAACTCCGTTTTGATCTTTGAAATACTGGACAGGTTCAGTTCCACCACCTACGTTGACCCAACTATTCTGGAAAGTCGGTGCAAGCCATCCAATGACCTTAGTGCCAGTTTGATAGCCAATCCACTCTCCACCAAATGTCGAACCGCTGACACTCGGAGTTGCACTTACAAAGCCAAGACGGTTTGTAATTGACGCAAACAATCCCGCAAAATTGTTGTCTGCAAGGGTTGAATTTAAAATGTCGTTGGAGACATACAACCACGGCTGGCTTCCACCCTCAGAATTAGAAGTGATGTTATTACCACTAAAATTAGAAGCCAAAAACCCACTTGTATTTATGCAAGTGTTCGTTGATCGACCAAAGTTGTTACCAACAATCGTAGTGGCTTCTATAGTGCCACCGTTGTTAATTAGATAGTCTGAGTATCCATACCCATCAATTGCGTTAAAATTGTTTCCAACAATTGTGCAACCATAGATGTCGCCATTTGCCTCTATAAATTTTCCAATTTCGACTTTGTTGTTGGAAAATGTGCTTGATGTTATGTTGCCGCTAGGTGCATAGAACGTATTGACTACGCCACTAAACAGAGAATTAACAATTTGAACATTGTTAATATCTCCAAGCCCTTTCACAAAATATTGCGCTTGGTCGCAACAAATGTTTGACATAAAACCAACATTACCAACGCCAACTCCGGGGCCAGACCCGCTTCCAAGTGCAGACAGAGTAAACGCATTTGCTACTTGGTTAAACCACAATTGATCGTAAAAATGATTTTCTTTGACCGCAAGATAGATTGACGCCGCATTTGGGTTTGTAGGCGCAGCAGAAGCATGAGCCAACGATGTAAAACGCTCGACACTTGCCCCTACAATTGCCGCAAGCTGTGCGTTTAGCGTGCCATTAGCGCCTTTAACGCCATTTAAAGTTACTGTCCCGTTGCCATTTTTTGTTACGCTAGACGCATAAAATGCGCCTTGTATAGCTATCTGGAGCACAGTGGAGTATGGCGTGCTATCTGTGGAAATTAGAGGTGTGGTTACGCTCCAAATTACAGCCGACTGATTAGGCCAAGGGTCTGCACTCAACGTCATGGAATTTGACGTTACAGCCACGCAAGTAATTGGGCTGTTGTTTGCGTCCGTGGTATTTCCAGCCCATACCGTAAACGTAAGACCAACCATCGTCACATTGATGGCATTTACTGTAAATGCTGGAATTTCAACACTTTTCTGAAAAATACGTGATTTTGTACCAATCGAGTTAGGTGAAGCCCCTAAAATTTTAACGCCGCCGACATACGGAATTGTCACAGTGGAGTTTAAAACGTATTCGCCAGCCGGAACAAAAACCTCGCCCGTGGTCGCAATTGCCTCGTTAACAGCCGCCTGAAACGCAGGTGAATCATCAGTTTTACCATCGCCAACAGCACCCTTGTCCCTGACATTTATGGGCGCACTAGCAATCATGCTATAGGTGGTTTTAGTCAGCGACATGTTCTATCCTTAAGCGTAATACATTCCGGACAAATCAACGCTAAAACTAGACGCTGAATTTAAATCTGTGCCGTTAAATGCTCCACCAGCCGTGTTGTAAAACGCCATAGTTGCTGCACCAGCATCTACGCTTAACGTGGGCAGATTCGTTGACGTTGAATTTATGATTGAACTAGCCGCATAGTTATACGCACCAGCGTATCCTCTGAACGCACCATCTGATGTAAATGGAAATCCACCAATTCTTAAAATTGCAGCAGCAGCAGTCCCTGCGCTTAATTCCAAACGCAAAGAAAAAGTTACTAATCGACCAACTTTAGTGTATGAACCATTTTGCGATGAATAAGTTATTCCTGTGATTCCACTTACAATAGTTGGGCTAAATGTTCCTTCCTCATAATCGGCCAGCAACTCGCTGGTCATCGTACCGGAACCGCTGGCAGTCGCGGAGAAGTCGATACCTTTGCCAGAAGTGCCGATGATGAGGTTACCACTGCTAATTTCGGCGTCACCCGTTACCTTTAACCGAATGCTTGCTGAACTAGACGGCGCATCACCAATTCCAGTATTACCAGTGCTACTATCCACGCGAAAATACGCACCGGAACCCGCACTATTGGTAACCTGAAGTAGTGGATAACCTGCTGTTGGGGTGGCCGCGTCTTTCACCCATACGTTGTATGGCGTCGCAGATGTGGTGTTCTGAAACACTGCAATAAAATCACCCCCGGCACCATAAACGGCGGTCAGTTTGCCGCTCGTGACAGATACGCCACCGCCAAACGTCTGCAAACCGCTAAATGTCTGCGCACTGTCTGTGCGGGCTGCGGTGAAATTGGCGTCCGGTACAGTCATCGTGCGAGTGGTACCCGTCGTCGGTCCAGCGACCTGCAAAATGCCCGTCGTCGCATTTGACCGTACATTCTTCACCGTGAGGTTATCGCTGGTTACCCGGCGCGTCTCGCCACTCTGCACGATGGGTAGTTCTTCAGACCCAGCCAGCGGCGTAGAAGCCGCAGTAAGTTGAGAAATCTTTTTGTCAGCCATGATAATTCCTTACGGTTCAATCCAGCCGGTAATTTCAAGTGTACCGCCAGAACGCGACGCCACTAACGACCCCGCATTACTGTAGTAAAACTCTTGTTCAAAACAGAACGGAATAGTGATTCCATCCCATATCATAGTTTCAGTTTGAGCGCCCTCTTTCTGTCCGTAGACAGTTTGCACAATATGCTGCGATCCATCAATGTCAAAATAAGCCACATACGAACCCAGCGATGCTGTGCTAAAGCTGCTTGTTTCTTTTACAACAACGGCTGTAGCAAGCGGGCTAATATAACCACCAAAACGAATAGCAACTGGCGCGGAAACAGTTCCAACCTGCCCAGTCGCTACAAAGTTGGGATCGGCAGAGTTGATCATCTTTGCTTTGACCAACTGCCCGCTATCACTAATATTGCGAACATCCCCCGGTGATTCGTAGTAAAAGGCACATAGATAACAGTAATGGGCAAACCCCGGTGGAGCCACTAAAACCCAATCAAGGGTATTAACGGTGCCAATATCGGTAAGAGTAAGCGTCGTTGAAGTATTACCAGCAGCGGTTGTAACACGCCCCGAGAACGCATTAGGGCGCCCACCCACTGTTTCGTTAATGACGAGGCAGTCAGTCCCCGCTAAATTATTGCTTGTAGACCAGCTATACGTCGTAGCAATATTGGAATGTACACCTTCTGCTGCGCTTCCAAGAGTAATCTGCGAACCGCTTACACTCCCGGCTCGCAAGAACGGCATAACCTTGAACGTCGGGGCGGCATCGCCGTCATTGGCGCAAGCAAATACAGCATACCAACCATTCTGATGTGCTGTCGATTCGGCACCAAGATTGGAAACAAGACTTACAATAAACTGACCTGAAGCCGCCCGCGAAAATACCGGCGCACGACTCTTAGTGTAGCTTCCAAAAAAGCGAAACCCACCCATTAAAATATGTTGCGCAGCGATAATAGAAACACTGGAATTAGTGTAGTAACTTGGACGCCCCCGATGATTTGTAAGAGAAACAGCGTAGGTCGCGGCATCGAATACAGACTGTGCTGTTACCCGCAACTCAAACCGCGATCCAGCAGCAAACGAGTTAGCAGTCGTACTTTCTTGGGCACGAACGACGGTCAGCGAGTCACCCGACCGTGCGGTAACTCTGACGATCTCAGAGGTGCCGCCGCTGCTCTCCAGCGTAGCGTAGAAATAGTCGGACGCACCGAGTGAGGGAAAGTTTGCGCCGTTGCCAGACTGGAGGACGAGGCCGACATCCGACGCGCTGATAGCAGTAGCGAGGTACCCGACGGCGTTGTTCTTGAGTTGAATCCCCATGCGTTACTCCAGAAGGATGTACGAGCCGTCTTCTTGCAACAGGTCGTCGCCGTCTTCTTGTACCAGATTGTTCAGCCAGTTGGAAGTCTGCTGACGAACACGCCGCATGATCATCGCAATCGACAGCGGCGAACGGCGAGAAGCCCAGCCCATCTTAGCCTCGCAAGACGACGGTCACATCGACCGCATCGCCAGTGCCGCCTGAGATCGCAGGCCGCAGGTACACCGCCGCCGTCGTGAACTCGAACAAAGCGGCAGCAGTTGCCGAAATTGCAGCACCGCCCAACTCCTTCATATCGAAGAACGTCGTGCCGTCGTTCGAGGCTTGCAGCTTCACGGTTGCGCCGCCGAAGGTACCGCCGAACTGCACAGCACCGGCAACGCCGTCGGCACCGGGTACACCGATACGGTTGATCGTGTCGCCAGTTGCCAGATCAGCCCACGAGATGACGGGGATGCTCTGCGCCTGCGCCTGCACAATCGAGAAGGTGGGACTGACGGTAGCCATAGACTGGACTCCTTACACCAGAAATTCGATCACCGAGTTCACGGGCGGTGCTTGGGTGAATGTAACACCACCGGCCCCAAAACTATAGGTGTTCCTGTTTTGATAGACACCATTGATGTAGACCGCCGACGGTGCAACCGCCAGGGCAAAAAAGAGCGTTGAGCCGTTGCCCGTTGCGTTGGACGCCGTGTTGCCCACCTCGCGCACACTTGCTGCCGTGATCCGCAACTCGAACCGGCTGTTGGCGGCGAATGGGATCGCCAGCGTACCTTCCTGCGCCCGCACGATTGTCATTGTGTCATCGGTACGCGCCGTGACTTTGACGATCTCGTAGTTGCTGCTGGTATCCGTCAGCGTCGCGTAGAAATAGTCGCCCGTTCCCAAAATGGGAAACAACGAGCCTTTGCCCGATGCGACAGTCACGGTCAACTGCGTGCTCGACACCGCACTTGGGACGACAGCCGCAGCATTGTTGGCAAACTTGATCGGCATCTCAGGCTCCAAACGGCTGCATACGCGCCCGCATCATACCGCGCATATTGCCAAGATTGGCACGAGCACGACGCTCGCTGCACTGGTAGACGAACTGCTTGGCATGATACGCGGCCAACTCACGATCCGTCCATGCGGCATTGGGCAACACCAGAAGATGTTGTAACGCGCCGTGCATGATGACTTCTTCCAACTCGTCAAAGATCAACTCATCCATCCCGGTCGCAGACTTCTTCGGCTTGAGCGCCAAGAACATACGGCAACGGTAGACCGCCATCGCATCGGGCAACGGCAGGATGATGTACTTGTCGGGGGTGACTTGCGTGATTGACTGCGGGGTGCTGGCGTCAGCCACAATCGAATCCGGCACAACGAAGGTCGGCTGGTCGTTGAACTCAACCTCGTCGAACTCTGGCGCGTTGAACGTGCTGGTGGGTGGCGTCAAACTCCATGCAACAGCCGGGTCTTGCCCACTATAGAGGTCGGCCCACTGCGGATACAACTCGATGGCCTTTTCCATCGTCAACCGTTCCAACGGACGCTGATTGACGACCGCCTCGAACATCACATGCACATCGGTGTTCGTCGGCTTGTTGTAGACGTACTCACTGACGCCGGGTTGCAGGTTGAACAGCGGCACCTGATAACGCCAGAACAGGGTACGCTCGCAGGCCCGGATCGCCGCATTGCGGATGTTGTCGATGATCAGCGGATAGGGGCATCCCGGCACACTGGTGTTGAGACGCGGAACAAGGCTGGCGAAAGTACGGTCGGCCATCAGATCACCTGTTTAGGATCAAGCCCGGATGCCTTGGTATCCGTTACCGTGCGCGACTGGAGGTTGACCCCAAGCGTCTGCGAGTAGACCTCTTGGAACTGCTTGAAGCGAGCAGAATCAGTCGTTGGGTTCTCGATCCCCGACACCAGCATCAAGACGCCCGCAACCATCGCAGGCTGAAACGCATCGGGCAGCAGCGCAATCGTCTGTGACAGCGTATACGTAGGGGGCGACTGCGCGTACTCGCCCGTCAACACAACACCCGAGGTCGGCTTGGGATACAGGAAGTAGCGGTTGGGGTTACGGACATGGCGCATATAGTTCACAGGCGACCCTGCCGCCTCGGTACGCCACGAGGGGGTAGACTGATCCATCGCCTCGCGGGACACCTCAAGCACCGCGTTGCCGTTCTTAACGGCAAAGATGTTCACGAGTCTGATTGAGTCCGATGGCATCGACTGCTCAACTACATTGGGCGTCGTCGAGATGTCCGTCATCAACGTGAATAGGTCCGGCCGCAGTATCGCTGTCTGCCGCAGAATCTGGTTGGTGAACGCAAGCAACGCCGCCGCACTGTACGTGTCAGACGTGCGCAGCAGCCCGTTGTCCTGCGCGATACGACGAACATCGACGATGATGTCATTCGGTGTCATCTAGCTTCCCGTCGCAAGGTTGCGCCCTGCCTGCTGGAGATTGGGCGTCATGTCATTATCCGTCAGCGCCCGCATCTGAAGCGACACACCCAACGCCTGTACGAAAGACTCCCCGAAAGCCTTGGCAAGCAGGATCGTGCCCTGCGTCTTGTTGACTTCGCTCTCCATTGTCAGGAGCGCGTACACCGTACCGTCGGCAACAGCAGGAAGGTAGTCATCCGGCAGGCCCGTGATCGTGTCGTTCAGGTTGTAGGTCGGCTGAATCTTGACGTACTCAGCCTGCAACGTAATACCAGCAGTCGGGCGCGGGTAGAGGAAGTATTTGTTGGGGTTTCGCGCATGACGCATGAACTTCACAGGCGTACCCGCAGTCTCCGAAGCCCAGTTGATGTCCGTGCGATTGAGTTGCAGCCGGTCAACTTCTTCCAGTGTGTTTGCGTTCGTGACCTGAAAGATGTCCACAAGCCGGAACGAGTCCGTCGGCATCGTCTGAAGCGCCACACTGGGGGTTGTGCTGATCGTCGCAACCGTCGTGAACAGGTCAGGGCGCAGCATAACCATGCGCTTGATCGTATTGTTGACGAAGACAAGTAGAGTTGCCGCTGTGTACGTCTCAGGAGCACGAAGGAATTGTCCATCCTGAATGATGCGCCGCACACTATCAAGTACGTTTGCGGGGGTCATGCAGGACTCCTCTCCGTTGCGCCAACAGCGCCGCTCTCAGTATCGGTCACAACCCGAGACTGGAGGTCCACACCCAGCGACTGCACAAACGACTCCAAGAACAACTTGGCACGTCCTGTACTCACATGCTCGTTATCCACAGACTCGGCCAAGAAGACCGTACCATCGACAAGCGCGGAGAAGTACGCATCCGGCAACACCGCGATGGGGTCCGTCAGAATGTAGGTCGGGGGCGTGACAACATATTCTCCGATCAACACAATGCCGTTCGTCGGACGTGGGTAAAGGAAGTAGGCGCGAGGGTTGCGTGGATGCCGCATGTACTTCGTTGGAGTACCGGCTGCGTCAGTCGTCCACGCAGGGTACAACCGGTCAAAGTAGTCACGACTCACTTCTTCGATTGACGTACCGCTTTGCACACGGAAAATCTCAACAAGCCGCACCGCTGTAGACGGTAGACTCTGCTCGCTTACGTTCTGTGTCGTCGAGATCGTCGTGACCGTCGTAAACAGATCAGGCCGCAACATCACCATCCTGCGGATCGTCTGGTTCACGAACCGCAGCAACGTCGCATCGCTATAGCGATACGTGACCTTCGTATCTTGAATCAGAAGGCGAACGTCTGTGATGATGTCGTTGGGCGTCATCAGGGCAATCCTCTGGAGGCTTCCGCAGCCAACTCAGGAGGAGTATACGGTGGCGGCTCAGGAATGTCAGCAGTCGAGAGGTCTAGTGCCGCGCCGCGCTTCTTCCGCTTGGGAGGCTCTGGGGGCATAAACCGTTCAGGATAGGCGATCTCCTCGGGTACAACCTCACACTCTGGGTTCTGCGCCAGAATCTCGTTGTAGTCGTAGATGAACCCGTCTTTCTTAACGCGGATGTACATCTTGCTCATTTGCCGAGCTTCCGTAAAGTCTGTGCCAGTCGCGCACGTTGCCCCATCTTACCCGGCTTCTTTGCTGCCGCAGCCAGACGCCCTGCTGGGATCGTTTCACCCTTCTTGACGCCCATTGCGGCCCGAAGCGCACCGGGCTTCTTGATCGCGCCTTTGATCCATTTCTCGGCCATCACTTGCTCCTTCGCTTGCCAGAGGGGGTAACCGGCCAAGACTGTCTGGCAGGGCCAGTCTTTTT